CGACAGCTTTCTGTGCCTCCCCATCCAGTACCATATTCTGGTACTCCACTTCTTTCGCATCGAAATCATATTCTTCGGGAGATTCTTCGGTTTTTGCCTGTGCTGCATTTACCTCGTCCAGCTGCTTCTGTAATGCTTTCTGCTTGGCAAGAACTTCATCCAGCCGTGACTTCGGCACCATCGGGCTTTTCTTTGTAGCAGCCTCAGGAATCTCCTCAGGCTCTTCTGGTATGGGGGCAGCAGCTGGGTCATCGTCATCAGGATCTTCTTCTACTTCAGCTTCGGCCTCTTCTTCTACTTCAGCTTCGGCCTCTTCATCATCTGTAGCTTTTTCGGCTTCATCTGTAGCTTTTTCAGCCTCTTCAGCAGGTGGTGCTTCAGCATTTGTAGTCTCTGAAATCTCCTCCAATACCTCCTCAAAACTCAGATCAAGTAGAGGTTCATCATTGTCTTCGATCCGGTCAGCTCCCGGCATAACTTCAAACTCAAGATTCTTTTCTTCAGTTTTTGTTTCTTCTTGCTCGCTCATTAAATGAACTCCTATCGTCTAGTGTTTTGGAAAGCAGCTGTCGCAAGTTTCGTGGCAGCTGATGTCTGGGATTGCTCTTCGCGAGCTTGATTAGTTGCAGATGAAAGCTCTCTTCGCAGATCAAGCTGGTCTTGGTTCATCTGAATCTTGGTTTGCAGTTCAGCCATGCGTATCTGAGGATCAACCTCGGCAACATCCTGAACCTTAGCCATGTTCACAGCAGTCTCACTCTGGAGTTTGCGTACTTCAGCTTCGAGCTTCGCGATCTCTAACTGCAGTTGCTGCATAGCAATCTGTTGCTGTATAGCCATAACTTCAGCTTGTTCAGGCGTAGGTGGCTCCTGACCTGTCATGCTTCTTATACGCTTAGCTAGTTCACCCTTACGCGCCAGATGTGAGTACTCAACAATTGCGTCGTCAGGTACAGCGACCCCTGCATTGCGTAGTGATATAGCTTCAGCGAACTGAATCTCGTCGAAACTATCTCTGGCAGGCGCAGTTGAGACAATAACGTCATACTCACCTATCGTTAGGTTGTTAATAACCTCACCTTCAGGAGTCATCTGGTTGATTACCATTTCTTCCCGTGGTTTTAGGGGGTCATCTTCATTAGTAACCTGAATAACACGCTGCTCTGTGTAGAAAGTTTGAATAAGATTCAGTACTTTCTCCGCCAGGTACTGCCGCGCTTTGCGTAAATTGTCTAATGGCACCTGAATCATTACCGCGCCACGGTTTTGTTTGGCCTGAATCGCGATACCTGACACCTCTGCAGAGTCAGTACCCAGCATTGAGTCGTTAATACCACTGATAGCCTGTATGTTTGCGGCGGCTTTTTGCGCGATTCGGTCTAAACCAGTAGGAATCTGGTTAGCACCGATCTTAACTGGTGGGTTTGTACCTCTCGCATACTCCAAAACAAGGCCAGTTTGTGCGCCATGCTCTTCCAGATCGTCTGGAGTCATGCCAACCAGCGAACCACTCTCTACCATCCAACCAGAATTAGCAGTTGTGTTGACGATATGTAGTTCTTGGCTAGCAATTTTGTTCAGCTGCTCCTGTGGAGACAGTAGATTCCGCACTACACCGAACGGATTACCCCGTCTGAAGTAGCAAAAGAACGGAACAATGGTGAAATCGCCGTACGGAGACCAGTCATCATGCAAAACAACCTGATCACAAGTAACCGTCCATCGCACTTTTCGGATAACCTTGCTAATCAACTTCAGCATGTGGTCTTTTGCAAACTTTTTGCACTTCCTCTCGTTCCAAGCGGCAGGGCATTGACGCTGATCACCTGTATCTGGATCTACGAAAAAAGATGCACGGGTAAGCTTCTTATGTTGGCGCTCCACGACGCGCAATGACTTAACATTTCGGTACTCATCGTCTCCAGGGACACCTGCGCCGAAGTGATCGTCACCGTTTGCGGTGTCTCCATACCGTGTTTCTTGGTATTCGACGGAGTCTGTACCGAAAGTCATACCGTTTTCGGCAACAAATAGGAGTCTTTCAGCCTTTTTCTTGCCGTATAGCTCCTCGATCTCGTCTAAAGTCATCCATCTGGTCTCGAAGACTTCGCTCCAGGTCTTCGGGTCTGCGTCTTTTGCGTCTGGATCGATCAAAATGTCCAGCGGATCTTTGGCCGTGATTCGAACTTCGCCCTCAACGTGGTCACTAAAGTCCATTCGGACATCAAAATACCCGCGACCGTCCATAATCAGGCCATCAGAGAAGACCTGCTGCTCGATCCAGTCCAGCTTGTTGTTATCTGCGACCTGCATGTACAGCTTTGTCAGGGTATTTGCGATCTCCTGACTACCACTGCGGCGTGGTTTGAACTGGATATCGGCTCTTCGGGTGGATTGCTCACCTAAAATAGTATTAATAGTAGGAAGAATCGTATTAATCGTGAGGGCAGGACGACCTTCTGACTCTAAAGCAGCCTCGTCATCACCATCCCATTGCTCCCCTTGATAATAATCGTCGCATCTTTTCGCCATACGGACGTAGTCAAGGTGCCCGTTATCGCGAGCGCGTTCATATCTCTGCCACTGCGTACGGGTTATCTCTCCCTCTTTCTCAGGGCTTATTCGCTGCTCTTTCATAATTATGCGCTCATAGCTGATTTAGTACGTTCGCTTTTCAGCAAACCGGGTAGACGGTCTCGCCAAGTGGGTACGTGCTCTACTTTTTCTATGAAAGTACTGAACTCGGTCATCATCAGACCGATCCACGCAAGTGCGTCTACTTGATCGTCGTGGACGCCGTTTGGAAATCGCAGTAGTTCTGCAACCAAGGGTCCGGTAAAATTTTCTTCACGAGGGACAAACACCATCCCTTGCTGCATCCGACCTTGGATAGCACGGGCGCGAGCCTCCTTATCTCTTCGCCCCGTTTTTAAATCTTTGAAGTACGCCTCATACAGCCCGCGCTCACGAACACGTTTCTCAAGAAACGGTCCAAGCGCCATCTCAATGTGGCCTTTCTCTATGCCTATGATTGAGGGTTTCCACACCTCGTACAGGTCTAGGATTCTTTCTACAATCTCGAAACCATCAAACCGACCGCGCACCATATCGACGACAAACATACAATCTGATTCGTCAACACCAACGACGATACCGACTGTGTAGTCGTTACGATCTCGCTTACCAATCGCCAAGTCCCAGGCGCAATAAAATTTCATCCGATCAAGATCAATATCGTCTCGATCAAAATACTGGATCATGTCGCGGGTAAAATAGTCGCCGTCATCAGCAACAGGATTCTGTTGATACAGCGCAGACCAATCGCGTGGCCCGACTGCTTTTTCTATTCGCGAGAGAGCTTCGACAGAGTATCGCTCAGGGTGGAGGGCTTCTCCTTCTTGTCGGAACTCTTCGTCAATCTCGGCTCTTGCAGGATAGTTAACAACTTCCCATTGCTCCCCGTGGTCTGCTGCGGCTTTAAGGAGTCGTCCCGCAAGGTCATCATCGTGCCACCTAGTAAGAATAACAAGTATGCCGCCGCCAGGAGCCAAACGAGTGTACGCCGTAGATGTGTACCAGTCCCACGTACTCTCGCGAGCATGTGTAGACTCCGCATCTTCGCGGTTTTTAACAGGGTCGTCGATAACGAGAACGTGCGCCCCTTTTCCTGTGATACCTCCTCCTACACCCGCCGCGACATAACCTCCGCCGCCCGTCGTAAGCCACGCTTCAGCCGACTGAGATTGAGGGTCGAGACGTGTTTTGAAAGCTGATCGATAACCTTCTTCACGGAGGAGGCCACGGACTTTACGAGAGAACGCCATTGCGAGAGAACCCGAGTAAGAGCAAGAGATAAACTCGTGCTCTGGGTTTCGACCCAAGTGCCAAGCTGGGAACGCCACAGATGCAAGCGTGCTCTTACCATGTCGGGGCGGCATAAATAACATAAGTCTTGGAGACTTTTTTTCAGAGACATCTTTACTAAACTCCTCTAATCGTTTGCAGATATCCTTATGTACCCACCCCGGCTGATAGTCCGGGTTGAACCTTTCAACAAACGGTAGTAACCGCTTGCGAGTCAGGAACCTAAGCGCTAATTCAGCTCGCGCTTTTTCCTCTAACGTTTCTTCTTTAGGAGGTTCCGGCTCGGGGTTCGCGGGTGGCGGTTCTTGCTCCGCGATATCTGCTTTACAGTACACGCATAGGCGGTCGTCTCCTGAGTACAACGTCTCAGAATGCGAGTTCTTACACCTTATGCAGTTAATTTTTTTCATGCTTTTCATTTTTGTTATCAAACCAATTTTGGCCTTTAATGCCATATGGTTTAGCTAGTCCCTGATCGATCAGAGCACTATTTAAGTTCTTGCCATCGGCATAGAGCGTTCCAAGCAAACGCCCGTACTTTCCCGATTTATCTTTATGCGTGCGGATTACAACTTCTTCCGCCTCATCGAGCTTTTCCCACAGCCAGTCGCGAGCAGCTCTACCTCGCTCCTTCTCCTCATCCGACACCCCGCGTAATTCAGGAGTATCGATGCCATACAGTCGCACTTTCTCTTTGCAACGGATCGTATTCAGCCCGAGATCAATATCGAGCGTGCAGGTATCGCCATCGTAGACGGAGTGGATATATGGGATTTTATATGTGTACAGATTCAAGATCCTGTCTCCGTAGCGCGTTGATATAGTTCATAATCCCGTGGTCGCTTATCCAGTTTCCACGAGAGTTACGGTTTCCGATATGTAGTAATTTGCCTGGGCGCGGCATGGGCCAAGGTACAGTCGGCACAATATCGTTCTGATAGCGGTACATACTAACGGGGCAATCTAATGTCCTCAGTTTGCCAACGCGCGGCGCTCCGAAAGTCACGACCTCGCGTATCTTATTGTCGCCGGGACACTCCCTCGCGATTAAAGCCGCAGTGATTAACGCCACGGCACCACCAAGCGAATGCCCGGTCAGCGTTACCTTCTCCAGATCGTTATCAC